GAGAGTTGTACGGAATGTATGTTTAAAGAATGTTTAAATAGAACAACTAGCGTTGAAGTAAGTCGCTGTATTATCCTGCATAAAATGCATGTTCCAGGAAGTTATTGCCCGGCAGAAGGTAGACAGGCTGACTGCCCGTTGAAACCAGTGGAGGATAAGGAGGTTGAATAACGTGAGGTTGAGCATGGATGAAGTGAGGAAACAGCATGATGGCATTAAAAAACTATATGAACAAGGATTACGTGGTGCAACAGCAAGCGTTGAACAAGTGCTTGACTTATTTGATACGATTAAAGCCTTGCAGCAGGAGAATGAGCAGCTTCGGGCGCGGGTGGCGAGGATGATGGAGAGTAATGAAAATTAAATTTAGAGTATGGGATAAGAGAAATAACAGAATGATTAAGCCTAAAAAATTTGCAACAGTTATACCTGTGCTTGACTTTAACGGGAATTTAGGAGTTATGGATACATATAAAAATTGGCATTGGCACGGTATAGTTCCAGAAAATGAATATGAACTTATGCTTTTTATAGGGTCTCATGATAAAAACGGAAAAGAAATTTATGAAGTAGATATAGTTTTATACGATAGAAATATTCACAAAGATATAGATACAGCAAAATTCAAAGTGGTTTGGGCGAAAGATAGATACGTTTTGCAAGAAATAAAGCACAAGTACTATATAGACGATGTTACTTGGGAATTGGTTGAGGTTATTGGTAATATTTACGAAAATCCAGAATTGTTAAAGGAAAATGGATAATAACTTTTAAATAACTCCGAAAAGGACGTGAACATTGCAGGAATAAATATTTGATTATGCGGGAAAATAAGACATAAATAATGAAAATGGTATTGACAATTTGCCGTCATTATGGTATAATGTAGGCAGTAAGATAAAGGAGGGTTATAGTATGTTAAATACCATTAATAAGCAAAGTGATTTTCAGTTTAAAATACCGCAAAATTTAAAAGAGAAAGTTTCTACTCGCACTTCTAAAAATCCAACGCTTAAATCTAACGGTCAGCCGAAAGCAAGAGCTTCAGAACCGTTACGCAACAAAGAAGATGTAAGGGCAATTATGAATTATTTCCTTAACAGCAGCCAGGCAAACAAATATCGCAATTATATGATATTTGTTCTTGGTATTAATACAAGAAGAAGGTGTGGTGATTTAACGAATTTAAAGGTTGGTGATGTATATGATCCTAATACAGATAAAATTTATGAAGAAGTATACATCAGAGAAGAAAAAACTGGCAAAAGTGAGATTATTTATATGAATAAGTATTGTAAAGAAGCGATACGTTTATATTTGTCGCACAAATACAAAGACAAAGAATATAATTTGGATGACTGGCTATTTTGGAGTCAAAAACCAGACGCAAATGGAGATCATAAGATAACAGTTGTCCAAATATGGAGAATACTCAATAATGCGTGCAAGGCTTTGGGGATAGACGCACATGTTGGAACACATACAATGAGAAAAACAGGTGCAAGAGAATTATATTTAAGCAATCCAGATGATAAAGAAGCATTAGCAATGCTTCAAGAGGATTTACATCATTCTTCTCAAAATACAACACTTAGATATATTGGCATAAGCGAAGATAAGCGAAAAGAATTAATAATGAACATTAATTGGGAAAATTAAAATAGTGCGAACCACAAAATTTGTAATTCGCACTATAACTTAAAACTCGACAGTATTCGACTATATACTATTAAAAAAATAGGAGATGATTGTATGACGGATTTTATCACTTTAATTGTAATTGCTATCATTTATTATGTTTCCAAGAAATTTTTTAAGTCTTATAAAGACTTGAAAGATGAAGCGTCTCGTGATTTTTTCCTGGGTAAAATAAGCTACGAAGAATATTACAAAATATGGGAAAAGTATTTTGATCACAAAATGAAATTTAAGTAAAGGAATAAATCCTTTGTCTTGAAGTTGTTCGTTTTATAAAATTTTCAAATAATTTTATGATTTCATTATCTATATCGTTTGGTTTACAGTTGCATAACCATTTATAGTATTGTTCCGCTCTATAGTTAGAACATTGTGTTGATACACCACACAATGATCTAATTTGTTCTGCACTTCTAACATTAAGTGCTTTTAAAACGGGAAATGGGCAGAGTAATGTTCCTGCAAAATTATCTGCTTCTAAATCCATTATTTTAAATAGTTTCTTGTTATTCTTTAGTTTAGGATTATCTCTTAAAAGCTCATGATGTTTCAAATAAATATGCCCAACCTCGTGTGCTAATGTAAATAATATTCTTCCGGTGCATTTTTCGTATTTTCTTTCTTCCGGGCAATTGTAAATTATGAGGAATTGATCAGTAAGGGCATAATATAAAACTGAAGCATCTTTACTTTCCATGAATTTAACAACCTGCTCCAATGAGATATTATGTCGCATTGCAAACTCTTGGTAAGATATTGTTTTGCAATTCGGTATTTGTCGAATCACAAAATGAATATCGATAGGTAAAGAAAGCTTTTCACATGGCAATTTCTTATAAATATTAAGCACAAGATGTTGATTTTGGTTAGCTTTCATTACAATCTCCTCCTGATCAATTATCATTAAATTTTTCAGAGAATGTTATTTTAATTAAATTAATCATCTTCTCCTCTTCGACTGGACTCATTTTTTGTTTAGCCCGCTGTATTTGGATAATGGTATTATCATTAATAACATCGTCAACTTTTTCCATAATATCAGTGTTCCCAAGCAGCCAATCAATACTTACTTTAAGTCTATTTGCGACGTTTAAAAGAGTATCAGAAGCAGGTGCATATTTTTCCCATCTTTTTACAAGACCATGCGAAAGTTTTAGCTCTTTTTCTAATTGATTGACTGACAAGCCTTCTTTTTTGCATGCTTGGCGTATTCTTTCCACTAAGAGTTTCTTATCCATGATAACCCCCCTTTCAACATAAACATAACGCTAAAAATTGCGAAAAATATTCAACAATACTATTGACAAACACACAAAAATGTGCTATCTATATTTTAGAATATGAAAATTTGTGTTATGATTATGTATTAATAACGCAAATTTATGTTATCTATTGTTGATTATATTTAATTGAACAAAAAAGTCAAGAACAAATTAAGAAGGGAGATAAAAAATGATAGCAAAATTTGACGGTCAAAGCGTTAATATTATGATTGAATCAGGGATATTGGATTATTACGATGACAGCGATGGGGTTGTAACACTTGAGTTGCTTACAGAAAGTGACGATAATAACCTATCAGAAATAATCGAGAATAATAAGAAAGCATTTGACAAAATATGTTGTCATATATGTGGATTTGAATCAGAGTACAAAATTGAAAAATACATAAAGGACAGGCATTTTTTAGTATTACTGAATACATTAACAACAGAAGCGAAATTACATGTAGTTATAGAAAGCAACTTTTCAGATAACATAATAGATTTGGAAAACGATATGGACGAGTACGAAGTTGCAGTTGAATTAAGCGATGATGAAATTGATATTTTGTCAGAATTTATCTAAAATTTAAGACAAAAAATATGAAAAATGGGGTTGACAAAATGAAAAAAATATGTTATTATCATAATGCAAAACAAAGAAAAATTGAGAAGGGGTGAATAAATTATAGCATTCAGACCAAAACGTAAGGAGGTATTCTATGCAAATCTAACAGCAAACGGCAGCGTTCAGGGTGGCTTTCGTCCTGTGATTATTGTCCAAAATGATATTGGAAATAAATATAGCCCAACCGTTCAAGTAGTACCGCTTACTACTTATAAAGAGCATAAGAGCAACTTACCATCGCACGTTATTATCGAGCCAACAAATTATAATGGACTGAAAAATAAAAGTATAGCTTTAGTTGAGCAAATTCAAACGATACCAATGAATTGTTTGTGCGATAAAATTGGCAGAATTGAAGATTTTTATGAAGAGCAAATTTGTTTAGCTATTGCATTACAGCTTGGACTTCTAAATGCCCTAATTCGCACACAATTGAAACGTGCTGGTAGTATGGTTGCATAATAAGATATGGAGATGATTGTATTGGATAGAATTGAATCTATTTTTTCTGGATTTTACAATTCGGAACAAAAAAAGTCATTTTTAGAGTATATTGATAATAAATACAATGGGTTGGTGCATTTATATATCAATATATTTAACAAGTCTAAAATATTAGAGGAACGATTTAACAAGGATATTTGCTTTTTTAATGATGAAGAAATTGATTTGTTTTTATTAGAATACTTGTCACGGTATTCATATGATAATTCTTACAAATTTGAATTAATATATAGATATGTCCAATGGTGTGAAGTAAACGGAATAATTTCGCCTTATAATAGTTGGGAAAACGTAGAGCCAATGAGATATAGACGTTTGCCAATAATAAGTGAAATATACAAAAGGCAGATGATCAAAGATCCGAAAGATCTTCAAGAAAAATTGGATTCTGTACTTTTTGGTACTGATAGGATTAATTTTAAACATTATTTCATGAGAGTGATTGTTTACCTTATTTATTTAGGTTTTGAACGAAATGAAATACCGTTTATTGAAGTAAGCCATGTTGATAAAGAGAACAGGATTATAAAATTTAATAATAAAGTAATACAATATGATAGTTATATAGAACCATATATTGAAGCTATTACTTCAGATGATTTGAGCGATGGTATTAATAGGGAATATAAGAAAACTAAATATTTAATCAAGAGAGTTCAAAGAAAAGATATAAAAACAGAGCATGTACCGGAATTTTATATTCAGTGGACCGTATCCAAATTTATTAGTATGTATAACAACGACAACAAAAATAATAAAATTGACTGGTCAATAAACAGAATATATGATTCTGGCGTTTTTTATCGTATTTATGAAAAAGAGGGTTTATATAAAAAAATAGGATCAGAAACGGAAGATATATTAAAATCGTATTTTACAAAATATTATTCGATAGTAAAACTATATAAAATAATCGATAATTACAACACATGGAAAGAAGTTTTTTATCCTGTTTCAAAGCGATAAAAAACTTATAATACATAAATATATATACTTCTCACCATCAGGGGTGCCGCCAGTTCAAGTCTGGCAAGGAGTAAGACAAAAAACAGAAAATTAAAAAATGGTTGCAAATTGCTAAAACCTTTATATAAAATTAAATATAAGACAAAAATTAGAAAAACGATGTGAAGATAAGCAAAAAACAAAAAAAAAGAATTGTGGTATTTCATTTAACATAATTCCCGATAGAAGTCTCCCACTTCTATAAGTGGGAGATGAATATCGGTTGATAAATTTTTCCATTAGCCATATAATTGGCATATTCGGGGATGGAACAGCCCTTTGAGCGTGGGGTATCTGGTAGCAAAAGCTACCTTGACCACGAAGCTGCCACTTCTATAAGTGGCGGTAGTTCACAAAGTATGTGCTGGGGGTGAAAGAATGAAAGCGTACAAAGGTTTTGACAAAGATTTGAAATGTCGCGGTTTTCAATATGAAGTTGGTAAAGAGTACGAAACAGATAAAGCAAAGGCGTGTGAGTATGGATTTCATGCATGCGAAAACCCGCTGGATGTGTTCAAATATTTCGCACCAGCCAATAGCCGCTATTGTGAGGTAGAGCAAAGCGGTACATTGGATAAGCACAACGAAGACAGTAAAGTTGCATCCACCAAAATCCGTATCGTTAGAGAAATCGGATTAAAAGGAATAATAGAAGCTGGTGTGAAGTTTATCCTTGATAGAGTCAACCGGAAGGATACAAAAGAATCGAACACAGGCGACTATTCCGCGGCTACGAACACAGGCTTCCGGTCGCTGGCTACGAATACAGGCAACTATTCGGCGGCTACGAACACGGGCTACCGGTCATCGGCTACGAATACAGGCGACTGTTCAGCGGCTACGAACATAGGCGACTATTCAGTGGCTACGAACACGGGCGACTGTTCCGCGGCTACGAATACAGGTTACCGCTCTGCGGCTACGAACACAGGCGATTGTTCAGCGGCTACGAACACAGGCTACTATTCGGCGGCTACGAACACAGGCTTCCGATCGCTGGCTGCGAATACAGGTTGCCGCTCTGCAGCTACGAATACAGGCAACTATTCCGCGGCTACGAATACAGGCGACTATTCGGCGGCTATGAATACAGGCGACTGTTCGGCGGCTGTGGTTAGTGGTAAGGAATCTATAGCCATTGCAACCGGATATGATGGCAAGGCAAAAGGATCGATTGGATGTTATATAGTGCTTGCTGAATGGTACGAAGATGACGATGGAAATTATCACATCAAAACTGTTAAAGCAAATAAGGTAGACGGAAAAACAATTAAAGCGGACACATTTTATATACTTCGTAACGGTGAGTTTGTGGAGGTCGATAATGATAACTAAACAATGTATGTTGATTTAGTCGATCAGAAGTTTGCTTGTTGTTCTGTATCAGATAAAAGATATAATATGTGAAAAATAAAAAATGTGCATAGAGTATAGATAATAAGTTGTAAGACAGGGAAAGTAAGTATTATTTGAGGATTTAATTTAGAAAGGATGTTCGAAACGGCATTAACAAACGAGCAAAAAATGAAGAATACCGGCTATTTAACTTTGAAGGTGGATTAAGTATCAAAACATATTTTGATGAATAGTAACCATGCGATAACTTTCAGGGTGGTTAGGAGGGATTAAATTGATACCTTTGCCGCAAAAAATATCAAATAATTTATGCAGACCCGCCTTGGGAATATAAACAAAGTGGAAGTGAAACAAATTCAAGAGCTGCCACTTCTATAAGTGGCGGTAGTTCACTATACGAAAAGGATGTGAGAAAATAGAAGTCAATAAAATATATAACATGGATTGTCTTATTGGATTAAGACTAATGGAATCTAACTCTGTTGATTTAACAGTCACATCTCCACCATATGATAATCTACGCACATATAAAGGCTTCACATGGGATTTTGAAAGTGTAGCAAAGGAATTATATCGAGTGACAAAGCAAGGTGGTGTCGTGGTTTGGGTTGTTGGTGATGCAACTATAAAAGGTAGTGAAACTGGAACGAGTTTCCGACAGGCATTATATTTCAAGGAGATAGGCTTTAATCTACATGATACGATGATATGGTTAAAACCTAACCCAACACCAACTGATCCTAAATGTTTAAGATATTATAATGCTTTTGAATATATGTTCATTTTTTCTAAAGGGAAACCAAAAACATGTAATTATATAAAAGAGAAGTCTAAGAATGCAGGCAAAGAATTTGGTTCGGCTCCAATGAAAAGAGCAGATGGGTCTAATAGAGATGATAGAACGGAAAAGTTAAAAGGTGTAAAAATAAAAGACTATAAGATCAAAAGCAATGTGTGGGAATATGCTATAGGGTCAGGAGTATCCAAAGATAAAATTGCTTTTAAGCACCCCGCAATATTCCCCGAACAACTTGCTCAAGATCATATATTAACTTGGTCGAACCCGGGAGATATTGTACTAGATCCATTTATGGGTTCAGGAACAACTGCAAAAATGGCTTTATTAAACAATAGAAATTTTATTGGTTTTGAGATAAGTAAAGAATATTGCGATTTAGCGAATGAAAGAATAAAACCATACATAACTAAAAGTACATAAAAATCCTATTTTATTGATGCGACCAGTATAGTGTTAAATAATCGCTTTCCAAATAAGTATTAAGACAAAAAGTATAAAAAGGTTTGTCTTAATAATATAGTAATATCAGGGGGTTTATATGGAAAGACAAGAAATATTAGAAGTTTTGACATTATTATGTCAGATACAAAAGACTTATTCAGATCTTTATAAAAAGAATAAATACATAACTGGAATGTATAAAGACTCAATTCAAATTGACGAAGGTGTTTTCTTTGAATTGTTTAGCGATAATTGCATTAAAGTTCATAGAGATACTACATATTGCCCATATGAATATTATGTGATCTTTAATGGTGTAAAAATTAATTGCATTACTGACATTAACAAAGAGGTAGGTGTGAAAGTATTAACAGACAACAACGAAGAGACTTGACGAAGAAATTACGAAAAAAGGACAATTGGCGACTTAATAGAAGTAAGGGAGTAAATTTATGGACATTGAAAATATAGCTATAAAAAACCCAGATATTACTTGCTGTAATTGTATAACAGAGAAAGAAAGCATCAACCATATACATATTCCTGAAATGGGGTATGGAAGTTATTTTGATGGTTGGTCAACACAAATAAACTTATGTGATGAATGTATATCAAAAACACCGCATGTTTGGTGGATCTTGGAAGTTGTTGGTGGTGATAAAAATTATAAAAAATATAAGTATGAGGAAGAAATAATAAAGTTTGTTCGCACATTGCCTTTGGCTGGACAAGAGTTATTCTTTAACCGATATGCAAGCGGTTGGAATAGCAATTCGATGAAACCGCAGGATTGGATTGATTATGAGTTAGGTATTTTACCACACGAAAAATGTAAAGATTATGGATTATACTCGCCGCAAGAAATACGAGCATATAGAGAAAGATTTCCGATATGTGATAAAGTGTATAAGAAAATTTTTTCAGATGGTAGTTTTTGTTATCGGTGTCCAGAAGGTGCTTATGGGAATATAGATATTGATTGTTATCCAGAAGATACACATAGAAATATAGATTATGATTGTTGTCCAGAATGTTATATGTGTGACGAGTTTGAAGTGCGCAAGTGTGCCATAAAAGAGATTAATGAACTTGATGATTTTGTTAAATACGAAAGAAAAAGACTGAATGATATGATTAAATACGCACAAAAACGACTTAAACTATTAGATACTGATCCAGAGATGTTACTTGATGAGTAGGGTGAGGCACATGAAAAAATATCTGTATTTCAAAAGAAATGTGTATGAACGCGATGGTTCGGTTATTTGGGCAAGAGGTGATAAATGTGAAGTTACATACGAAAATAAAGAATTGTATTATCTCAATAAAATCAATGGTATTCAGTACGGGATAAGCAAAAATGACACAGATTATTTTGATGTTGTTATAGAGGATGGTGAAGTAAATTAGAAAAAAATTAAAAGTATATCTTGCCGGAAAAATGTCTGGATTAACATTAGAGCAAATGAATAAATGGCGACTTGACGCTTCTCTGCTTTTAGGAATGGATTTTTATATAACGATAAATCCAGTTAACTTCTATAATTTTGAACTCGATAGAAGTACATATACTGACCGAGAGGTAAAAGAGTTCGATTTGACAGCAATAAAAAATTCCGATTTGGTTCTTGTGAATTTTGAGTATCCAGACTCTATAGGAACTGCTATAGAGTTACATATGGCACACGATGTATGGGGCATACCCGTAATTGCCTTTGGGGGTGATATAAATAAAGTACATCCGTGGATGGTTGTAAGTGTTACGAAGTATCTAAAAACACTTGATGAGGCTGTTGCTTATATAAATGAGTTTTATTTGCCAATATTAAAGGAGTAGATGGAGTGTAAAATGAACGTTGTTTTAGCGAAACACGAAGGCGACTTTATGACATATGCATTTGAAGTTCCGTCTTTTATGATCAAATACATACACAAAGGAACAATTCTATTAGTATCGACTTGTCGAGGTGAAGAAATTGCTATAGCTCAAACGGCAGTAATAACGGGTGAAGCAGCAAAAGATGTTGCTGAATTACATGGAGCGTATTTCCCGTTAAAGCCAGTGTTGTCATTTGTCAACAAAAAAATTATGGATTATTTCGGTGTAAAGGAGGTTGATTAATAATAAAGGTAGCAGTTGTTATCAATGGTAAAGCAGGTAGTGGGAAAGATACATTCTGTAATTTGTGTGGTGATTATGCAAAAGTAAAAATTATATCAACAGTAGACAAAGTTAAAGAGGCATATGCATTACTTGGATGGGATGGTGAAAAGTCAGAAAAGCACAGAAAGGCATTGTCAGATATAAAAGACATATCGACAAAAGCATTGGATCACCCGTTTAATTACATAAAGCAGAATATAGATTATTTCTTTAGCCCAATTTCGGACGATGAAATACTCTTTATACATTCAAGAGAACCGGAAGAAATTAAAAGGCTTGTTGACTGTTTTGGATGTAAGACATTATTTATTCGCAATGACAGTGTACCAGATATTACATCTAATCATGCTGACGCAAATGTAGAGAAATATAAAAATTACGATTACATTATCAATAACAATGGCGACTTTAAACAGCTAGACGCACAGGCTAAAAACTTTGTTGAAAATCTTAGAAAAGAAGTACAGGAGTGAGACATTGAAAAGAATAGCAAAGTTCGAAAAAGTTAGTTTTGAGCAATTTAAAAATTCAATAAAAGGGGGATTTGATTCAAAATTTTCAGACGAAGAAATTAAAAAAATGTATGATGACATAAAGATTCCAGTACGAGCTACAACGGGGAGCGCAGGTTATGATTTTTATGCTCCATTTGATTTTAAATTAAAACCTGGGGAAGTTATAAAAATCCCAACAGGAATAAGAGCGCATATAGATGATGGATGGGTGTTAATCTGTTGTCCGAGATCAGGATTGGGGTTTAAATATATGTCGAGTCTCGCAAACACTATTGGTGTTATTGATAGTGATTACTATTATTCTGATAATGAGGGACATATATTCATTAAACTAGTTAATCGTAGCGTTGAAAACAAAACAATGACGATTAAAAAGGGCGAAGGAATTATACAAGGAATTTTCCTACCGTTTGGCATTACGGTAGACGATAATTCAAATGGAATACGTAATGGAGGATTTGGCAGTACAACGAGGTAATATGACAAAAGTAATACTTTATAGCACAGGCTGTCCTAAATGCAGAATACTGAAGATGATGTTAGACAATAACAATATAAAATACATTGAAAATAATAACAAAACAGAAATGATTGAAAAGGGGTTGTCAAGCGTTCCTGCTTTGGAAGTAGATGGAGAATTGTTTAATTATGAAGATGCAGTAAAAATAATTCGAGAAGGGAAGCTGATGGGAACAAATGAAATCAAGTAAGACAATTGTTGAAGATTATTTGTATAAATCGGATTGGAGAGTTAACGAAAATTCAAATTCGCCATATTGTTATGGTGGATTAAATAAATATATTAAAGCAGAAGTAAGCAAAGATTATTGGTTACATAATGTTTATCCTGAATATATTGTAAAAGCATATGTAGATGGACATATACATATTCACGATTTAGGGGGTTTAACTCTATATTGTTGCGGATTTTCATTAAGAGACATACTTTTAAAAGGCATAAGAGGAATTCCATCTATTCCAGTTTCGTCTCCGGCAAAACATTTTGATTCTTTGCTTAACCAAATAGCGAACTTAATTACAAATTATCAAAATGAAATAATGGGGGCAGTTGCACTAAATAGTTTTGACACTTTTCTTGCCCCTTTTATAAAAAATGACAAATTGGGCTATGATGAAGTAAAACAATCAATGCAAAATTTCTTGTTCAGTATTAATTCAAATAGCAGAGATGGTGCTGAACCCGCATTTTCTAATTTGACTTTTGATTTAACGCCGCCCGAAGATCTTATTGACGAATATGTAATTATTGGTGGAAAATTACAGAATTTTACATATAGATCATGTCAAAAAGAAATGGATCTTCTTAATAGAGTGTTCTTTGAATTAATGCTTCATGGCGATGCAAACGGGAAATTGTTTGCTTATCCTATACCAACATACAATATTCATTCTCGTTTTGATTGGGATAATCCAAATAACAAATTGCTGTGGGAATTAGCTGGTAAATATGGATCGCCTTATTTTGCTAATTTCATAAACAGTGACTTAAACATTAGGGATTGTAGGTCAATGTGCTGTCGTTTGAGATTAGATCTTACACAGTTGAGACATCGCAATGGTGGATTGTTCGGCGCTGCCGATGCTACTGGCTCAATTGGGGTTGTAACAATAAATCTTCCCCGCATTGGTTATGAAGCCAATAATAATAAAGAAAAACTATTTTCTTTACTTGATAAATATCTTGATATATCTAAAGATAGTCTTGAGATTAAGCGTGATTGGTTGCAAAAAAACATAATAGATAGACACTTAATTCCAGCCTATATGGAGTATGTTGGTACGATAGATAATCATTTCAGTACAATCGGTATTGTCGGTATGAATGAAATGTGCGAAAACTTTATGGGTAAAAATATTCTTGATCCAGAAGCAAAAGCGTTGTGCTTGGAAGTTGGAGAACATATTCGTCAAAAATTAATTCAGTATCAAGAAGAAACTGGGCATTTATATAATTACGAAGCAACACCGGCCGAATCAGCTTGTTATAGATTGGCATTAATTGATAAGAAAATATATCCTGATATTATTACTCAAGGCGAAGGAAAGAATGTTTATTATACGAACAGTTGTCATATTCCAGTTAAACTTGTTACGTCTATTGATGAAATGTTTGCTCATCAGGAAGCACTTCAGATGCAATTTACAGGTGGTACTGTAATTCATTGTTACCTTGAAGGAGCAATTTCGGGTGAACAAGCAAAAGAAATTATTAAAACAATGTGTCAGAAATACAGAGTGCCTTACATGAGTTTATCACCAATCTCTCGTTATTGTGATACACATGGTTATATTAAAGAAATTACAGATAAATGCCCTATCTGTAATAGTAAGTTAACATTATATCAGCGTATTACAGGATATTTAAGAGCTGTTGATAATTTTAATCCTGGTAAAAAATCAGAGTTCAAGGACAGGAATCAATTGCATGTTAGTTAAAGCAATTATAGATGAACGCTTTGACGATTATAAAAAACCATCAATGTTTATTGCTACTTGTTTTTGCAATTGGAAGTGTTGTATTGAGGGCAATTATGATTTGAGTGTTTGTCAAAATTATCAAACTTTATGTATGCCCAACATTGAGATAAGCAATCAAGAAATATTAGATAGATATAAAAGGAATTCTCTTACGTCTGCTATTGTTATCGGTGGTTTAGAACCTTTCTTTCAAATAAGCGAAATATACGATTTAATTTGTTTATTTAGGCAAAATGGTATAAAAGATGAGTTTGTCATTTATACAGGCTATTATCCGGATGAAGTGGCTAATATGATAGACAAACTTAAGAAAACAACGACAAACATAATAATAAAATTCGGAAGATATATAAAGGACAAGCCTTCAAAATACGATAAATTATTAGGTGTCACTTTGGCTTCAGATAATCAGTTTGCAATCAAGATATGTTAGGGGTGATTACAACGTATATATGCCTTGACTGTTACAATGTGTTTAGCAGACCAGAAAAATACATAGACAAATGCGGACTTGATACGCCACCGTTTTTAAAACGTACGGTTTGTCCGAAGTGTGGAGGTGAATGTTACACAAAAGCAATTGAGTGTGATATTTGTCATAAATACATTACTGGCGATTACATAAAAACAAAAGATGATACAAACATTTGCGAAAATTGTTATGAATATAAAAATTTAACTGAATAGGGGGATTGATATGTCAACTACCCCACCCTCTATAGGGTGGAGCTTGTAAAAGCTCAAGTTGACTACCCTAAGTCCTTCGAGGACTACGTTATATAGGTCATAACACCTGCGGGCGTTTCTCCTAACTCGTAGCTCTGTTGCTTAACTTTAAACAATCCTGTGGGGTAGGGATAGTGAGTTAAGTGTAAAAAGCCTATATAACTTTGGGGAAGGAGACATTACTCCAAAAGGAGGTATACTTTATGTTAGTATACGTTTTAAATAAGCATGGTAAGCCTGGGGATGGAACAGCCCTTTGAGCGTGGGTAAACTTGCTCCGATTTGAGTATTGACCACGAAGCCACCACCTCTATAGGTGGGGGTAGTTCACAACTATTGAGTAAAAGAAAAACATTATTATGGGAAAGGAGGAAAGGCGTTTCCTCCCCAACTTAAAGAAGTTGGGGTCTCCACGCCTTAATTTTGATGAAGATTAAATACATTAATGAACTCACTGGTGTTGGATATGATACACCTGAAGAGTGCCAGAAATCTGAGGAAGAGGCAAAAGAACAGCAATTAAAGAAAGAGATGTGGAAAAAGGAGCGTGACGAACGCAAACAGAAGATTGTTGATTTAATTAATCAGAGAAATGAAATAGAAAAACAGATAACAGAAAGTATCAGAGCATTTAACAAAGAATACGGATATTTTGAGTTTAAACCTTTTTACAGCATCGACACTATTTTTGACAATTTTCCAAATCTTGACTTCTTATTTGATAAAATAAGGTCAAGGATGATAAGATTTTAAATGGTAGACATTCCTAAAAATGAAACGTTAGAAGAAAGCTGGTATAAGGATGGTGTTCTTACGAATATAGTAACGTCTAAAAACAATAGAAATTCTTTTATGTTATATAAAGTCTTCAAGAATAAACTTGAAAAAATAGCAAAATCCAATACCCCATCTTTATTCATGGGGTATTGGAAAGGTGGTGAAAGAAAATAGAAGAGAATAAGAGTTTAATAACAATAAAACAGCTACCAGTTATCGAAGCACACCTGGATCAATTTAGCGCAAGTCTCAAAGAAAAGATAGAATTTGCAAACTCGTTAGTCTGCACCGAAGATTCTATATCAAAAGTTAAACAAATTAGAGCAGATATAACCAAATACTTTAACGAACTGGAAAAAATACGCAAAGCAGTAAAATGTAAAGTTCTTGAACCATATGAAGCATTTGAAAAAATATATAAAGAAAAAATAGAGATACCGTACAAAGAGTCTGACGAAAAGTTAAAATCAAAGATTGATGAGATTAATAATAAATTAAAAGAAGATATAAAGGCTGAAGTTGTTGAATACTTCAACGAGTGTCTTACTTCTTATGGTATTGATTTTGTTACTTTCGATAGAGCGAACATTAAAATTCTATTATCGGAATCTATAAGCAGTTTGAAAAAACAAGCAAAGGCTTTTGTAGAAAAAATACATAATGATTTACAATTAATTGATACACAAGAACACAGAGATGAAATACTCGTTGAATACAAAGAAAGCCTTAATGTTTCTGATGCAATCTTAAAAGTTACAAACAGACATAAGGAACTTGAAAGAGTAAAACAAGATTCAGAGCAACGCAAACTCCAGCAAGAACGATTAAATGAGACCGAGAAAGCCGTTGACAATATTATTGCACCGCCGACAGAAATAAACAACGAAATTTTAACCGCAGTTTTTGAGGTTAAAGGTACAAAAGATCAATTGAAGCGTCTCGTATGCTTCATGAAGCAAAACAAGATAGAATATAGAGATATTTAATAGGTGATGCATAGGTTTGGAATACAAAATTTTATCAACGGGCAGTTGCGGTAACGCTACAGTTATAAATACTAATGTTCTTGTTGATTGTGGAGTTAGCTTTAAAATGCTAAAGCCGTATTATAAAAAGTTGTGGGTTGTATTACTAACTCATATCCATTCAGACCATTTCAATAGTAGGACTATAAGTTTATTAGCTAAAAACAGACCGGCTTTACGGTTTGGTTGCTGTGAATGGTTGGCAAAAGACTTGGTAAAGTGTGGAGTTAATAAAAAGAATATTGATGTTTATAAAACGGATTGCGAATATGACTATGGTATGTTTTCAGTAATTCCAGTCAAATTAACTCACAATGTACCTAACTGTGGATATAAAATTCACTTCAAAAACGAAAAGGTGTTTTACGCCACAGATACAAACACTCTTGATAATGTAGTTGCTGATGGATACGACTTGTATTTGGTTGAAGCAAATTATACTGACGACGAAATCCAAGAAAGAATCAAAAGAAAGATTGAAAACGGTGAATACTCATACGAATTAGATGTTTTGCAAAACCATCTCAGCAAAGCAAAATGTGATGAGTTTTTACAGCGCAGTATGAGTTGGAATAGTGAATATGTTTATATGCATCAACATAAAGAAATAGATATAACAAAAGGAGATAGTGATAATGGAAAACAATAACGAATACACATGCATACCAGCAGACATAAATACTACACAATTAGATCATGCTGATTTTTCAGATAATAATAGGATTGTTCTATCAAATAACGATTCTATTGAAATATATGGAACAGAAAAACAGCGTACAGAAATGTTTAGGGATTTGTCCTTGTATTTAGGCGAGATTAAAAACCCAGAAAACAAAGAAAATAATGCGTATTTATCCCAAAAGAATAAGGAAAACAAAATTGACAAAGATGTTTTATATGCTCCTCTTGACGAAGTTTTAAATACAACAAGACCTGTTCTATCTAAATATGGTTTTGGTTTAATTCAGATTCCTTATGCCAAAGAAAGAGTTGCTGGGGTAAGAACAATTTTAACACATAAATCGGGTGCTTTTATATCGTTCCCAATACTTGCAGTACCTACTGCACAAAATACTGCACAGCAGGTAATCGCCGCAATTACGTACTCAAGAAGAGGTGCTTTGAATCCCATACTTGCAACACATGGCGAAGTAGACGATGATGGAAACAGTCTTGAAAGCGATGAAAACACTAATAAACAATCAAAAATAAAGAATACATCTAAAACAGGTAAGACGGAAGATAAAAGAGATCTCAATTCGCAGTACATTCCAGAACAGAATGAAGTTATAAACTTTGCAAAAGAACTGATAAAAAATTACAATATAGACAAAGACACAATAAGTTCGATTTGCGATAAACACAATTGCAATCTAAAAAAGTGTACTGATAAAAAGACATTATCTGTTGTTTTAGAAGAATTAAAGAAATTAATTCCTTCTGAAAATAACAGAGTAAAATTAGAGGAGATTGATACATAATGGCTTATTTTAATAAAGTAATTGAGATTGGAAGAATAACGAGGGATTTAGAACTAAAGACTACAACCAATGGAACATCTGTTGTTTCATTCACAATAGCAGTAAACAGACCGTACAATAAGGAAAATGATCACCCTGAGGCAGATTTTTTGCCAGTTGTCGCTTGGCGACATACAGCCGAGTTTCTTTGTAAGTATTTTGGCAAGGGCGATCCTGTTCTTATTGAAGGAAGGCTTCAAAGCAAAAAATATAAAGATAAAGATAATAAAGATAGAACCGCTATTGAAATTGTAGCAGAAAATGTTTCTTTTGTTGAGAAAAAGAACAAAGATTCGTTTGATAGCGAGTCGGTTAGCGATATTAGTTATTCTTCTGGCGATTCTTCTTATGAGGATTTATCTGATGACGACGAACTCCCATTTTAATTAATATAAACAAATTTATTAGGGGCGATCCAATTCCTTATTTGGGATGGCTCGCCCCTAATATATAAAATATGTTTTTTATTGCTGTTGGATAAGACATTTGATGTTTTGCATCTCCACCAGCACAAGGGTCTAATATGTACGAATTACTATGGCTATTTAACTTTGAAGGTGGATTAAGTATCAAAACATATTTTGATAAATAGTAACCATGCGACAACTTTCAGGGTGGTTAGGAGGAATTAAATTGATACCTTTGCCGCAAAAAAAATATCAAATAATTTATGCAGACCCGCCTTGGGAATATAAACAAAGTGGAAGTGAAACAAATTTAAGAGGAATGGCTAAACAACATTATTCTACAATGTCAACAGAAGATATATGTAATTTGCCAGTAAGAGAAATTTGCACAGATAATGCTATATGTTTTATGTGGGCAACATTCCCGAATATAGGCGAGGCTTTAAAGGTTATGAAAGCATGGGGTTTTGATTATAAAACGGCAGCATTTGTATGGATAAAAAAGAATAAAAAATCATGGACAAATTTTTGGGGTATGGGTGCATATACAAGAGCAAATGCGGAAGTTTGTTTGTTAGGCATAAGCAAAAACACAAAAGCAAAACAAATGGTAAAAAGACATGATATACATCAAATAATTGAATCCCCTGTTGAACATCATTCTAAAAAACCTGATATTGTGAGAGATAAAATTGTTCAATTGCTCGGAGATTTACCAAGAATTGAATTGTTTGCAAGACAACAAGTGACAGGATGGGATTGCTGGGGTGATGAAATTCCAGAAATCAAGAAGTTAAAAGCAATATCATAATGACTTGAAACTCTGTTAAATCAACCATTATCGTGTATATGTTATGCTAAAAGCATAGTACATGATAAGGATTATACAATTGATATTCGAAATGATAGTTTGGCTGAAATAAAGGCAGATTATCATTATTGAAAGTTATATAGGTTATACATAGATAATAAGACAAAAAATATAAAATTATATCTTGACAAATATTTCATTTTGTGGTATTGTATAAGTGGAAACTAAGACAAAAATTAGAAAATAATGTTATGTTTACGCCCGCGAACAATTGATGAAGGGAAAGTGAAAATGCACCTACGAGCGAATCAAATCAAAAGATAGATGGGGAGGTGAATCAAAATGGATGAATACACAGCAAAGCATGGCGAGTGGAAATGGGATAAAAGCACAATACAATGTTCGGTGTGCGGCTTTGGAATGTTTCCCTATGGGTACTTCTTCATGGGTGGAGAATGTTTTTCGGCTAATGACAGCGAATATAAGCCGCCTTACTGCCCCAACTGCGGCGCAAAAATGAAAGAAGATACATAATGATACACTTTTTCATTTTAACGGTCGGATTTGTTCTCGGTTATATCTTCTGCGCTCTGCTCACACGATCCAGCTATGAAACATGCAGAATTAATACGCTTACTCGTGCGACTATCTCTTATAGTTAACCGCTCCGCTCTATACTGCCGGAGTGGGGCGGTATGTTTAAACAAACTATTTAATAGAAAGGATATACAAATTAAGATAGAAACACATTATGAAAAATTACCAATAAGAATACAATATTTATTATTTTGGATAGGTTCGAGAAGTAAGAAGGTAGTTTAGATTATGAATGATTTTACTGCAACAATTCTAATTCTTGCTTATGCTTTTTTATCAATATTTTTTATGATTAGAAAGGAAATGAAATGAAATACAAATGTAAATGTGGTAACGAAAAAGACTTTGTAGGAGTAATCAGAGGATCGCAAGTTGGGTTATACTGCAAAGCATGTGGTAAATGGATTAAGTGGTTAGACAAAGAAGAACAGAGGCTTTTTTATATTTACAATGACGAAATAATAGACTGCCATAAAAATTTTAAATGAAATAAAAGGTGACAATGACAAACAAAACAAAATATAAAATACAACTTGCTATATTTACATAAAACTTAGCCGAAAGCCACGACTTTAGTCGTTGGGGTGAAGGCCTGTGGCAGACGGTGTAGCTTAAAGCGATAGTCTGCCAGCCCAAGATGCTATATGCACTGTCTTGGGAGGGGTGATGGCACATCCTAATCTCTGG